AGCACCCTCTGTATACACTGCCAGATTAATACCATTATAATCGGCTGGCGTACCATTAGCTTCGTTAAGCTGTTTGATTTCTAGTGTATTAAAATTCCGCCCGACTGGACGTTGCTGAACCAGAGGGAGAATCTGTGCAGTAGCAATCGCGTTGCTCCAAATACCATTAACAATATCATTATCAACAAGAGCCCCACCATCAGCGGCTGTAGTTTCATTCTGACCAGCAGATGCCTTAGTCTCTGCATCGCCAATACCAGTTTTCATGAACTTAGCGAGCTTATAGGTTCTAGCCATCTTCTGCTCTTTTGACAAATTTACATCTTTCACTTCAATACTCATATTAATTCCTTTTTCACTTATATCTTTAGTCTCAATAGCAGTATTTTCAACTGCTTTCACATCTTCGTTTTCAACAACCGCTTTAGTTTCTGCTATAGAAATAGATTTTTCTACAACATATACCTCTGCACTCTTCTGCTCCAGAAGCTCACTACCAAATTCGTCATTTACTTCAACGACAGAATCCTTAAGATATGCTTTTTCGTCAACCATAATATCTTTTATTAGTTTCAGTTTCATACTTTATATCCCCTTCAATGTCCTATTCATAAATATATATCGTGTCTATCCTATTTTGGTTAGGGCAAGATGATATAATCTTTATCTACAATATATATACGGAATAAAATTAAATTCTTAGCAACTTACCGCGTTTGGTATAATCGTTAAATGTTTTAGCCTCTATATACTTTTCTTCCCTATCTTTTCCTACAAATTTTATAAACTCTATTTCCTTCTTTTGCTGTTTATCTATAGGTGATATACTACATTCGACTTCTGATGTAGGGGAGGAAATCAGAGTAATAGATTTTGGTATAGATATATATGTATCTTCTACTACTGGTTCTAGTACAACATCTATTTCTTTTGTTTCTTGTATATTATCAACTAGATTAAGCCCGAATTTATTTAGTTTTTCTATATCAACTTGGGTTATACCCTTTACATTCATAATTTCACTTGCTTGGTTATCTGCTATTCCAACAACAGAAATTTCCAATAGTAGGGATTTTGTAATTATACGTTCTGCTGAGTTAGATACATACTCTGGGTACTTCATAACCAATTCATCATTAAGCCGCTTATATTTAGGGCTACCCTTTTTATATGCTTCTAGGGGTAGAAACCCTACACTATGTTGTCGAATATATTTACCCTTAACTAGCTTATATATAGTTTCCGCCTCTTTATTTTCCTCTACAGCATATTTAATACTTACAAGAAGGCCATAATCATCTGCATATACATCAATGGCTTTTCCGATTGGTAGTGCTGATTGAAAATGATTAAAGAAAATAATTGGGTTCTTTTTAAATACAGATAAATCTATACCAGAAGGAATCATTATATCACCGGAAAAGTCTAATTTTCTAGTACTAGCATATCCGTCTGATATATATGTATTTTCGTTAACAGCCTCTATATCCATACCACTTCGGCGTTCTATAACCGCATTTTCTGTGATTTCATTATCTATATTAGCCATAGACGATTTGATTATTTGTTTTGTCTCTTCATCTACATATTTAATATAATCGCATAATTTAATTTGTTTCTTCATTCGTATATTTCCTATCTATTATTAAACGACATCTACAATTACACAGTTTCAGTTGGTTCGTCATTTTCGTACGTTTTGTCCGTTTCGTCCGTTTCGTCATTTTCTTTTGGCGGATATCCAAGTGTTTCACGTACTTCATCAACAGAAAGAATTCCAGCATTAACATATGATGTGTATATATCAGCATCATTTTTCTTATTTTCTGGTGATGGGTCTTCAAATTTAAAGAACATATCACTACTATCATCAAACATTGGTATATATTGCTGATTAAGAGATTCTTCAATACGTTTCAATCTAGGCTGTAGGCAATTACGAGCAAACATTTCTAACATTTGGTCTAGACCGGCCTTAAGCTGTGACGTTGAGTCAATAAAAGAATAAGGAACCCCATAACAAAATGCTATTTGTTTAATATTCACAATCGTTTGTTCAGTGAACATCATTTCTGATATACTCTGTGCAATTTTTTCTATACTAACATCACCATTGATGACCTTTACCCCTCCAGCATTTTTATTTGTTGTAGACTTCTTCCATTCTACCTCTAGTTGTCTAATCTGGTTTACATTCAGGTCATTCTTATATATCAACGCCAATGGAGGAACACCATAATTTTTAAGCATTGCCAATTCTAGCTTGTCTATTTGTTCCATCATTTCTATTGTATGTCCGATAGCCATTATAGGAGATTGTCCATACCATTTTCCTGTTAAACTTCCTGCGGTAAACCGTACTATTTCATCTACGTCAAAAGAAACGGAGTTTCCAGTAGATTTATATATATATCCCATAATCTTTGTCTGTTTTTCATTAGGAACAACGGTCATAAATAAAGGATTTATAATGTGTATTTCTGTCGGAATTCCTGATTTATCCTTGACAATATACCAATAACAGTCACCGATTATATCTAGCCATAATTGAGTTGTATACATTAGGTTAAATCCGTCCATATAATTATTAACCGTATGAAGTAATACTTCTGCTGGATGATTCACTAGCTGTTCTATATCACCAGAGTTCGATATCGATTTATTTAACTTAATTTTGTTAATCATAGACGGTTTAATAGTCTTATAATTAGCTATCTTGCCTTGCTGTTCATCCGTCTTGGCATATAAGCATAACGTGTTGTAGGCTACATTACTTGCGATTAAAGATGTAATCCCATATAACCATCCTGTATTTTTGTCTACAGCATTACTTTTTGATAGTCTAGAGAAATTCCCGCCATCAAAATTGGAATTAATTAGTACTCCGCCTACTCCACCATATCCGCCAAATGATTTATTTTCGGATACATTGGATATATCAGATATATCTGTACTTACTTCTTGAATAACTGATGTATTATTTTCTCTATTCGAACCTTTAAAAATATCTAAAAACGACATATTTTCTCCTATTATTTCTTTCTATAATCTATATAATATAATACGCTTTTTATTGAAATTGTATTAAAAACTATCCCACACGTCTTCGTTTAGTTCTATATCATCAACTATGTCTGTTATATTATCCTGTATATCCCGTTTATTGTGGTTATTCTTTACATCGCCGCCAATAGAGAATATATGATATTCAATTGAATCAATAGCTCCCTTTAAGGCTAATGCAGTAGCCATAACTACGTCATCATGCCCATTTGTAGCTGCGTTATAGCTTACAGTATTTTTACCAACTGTTCTCTCTAGACACAATAGTTCTTCTGCTAATATAGGAAATAAGTCATTATCCCACCGCAGTTTACCCTGTTCTATATAGGTAATCAAATCGCTTACCATTTTATTTTTGCTGGTATTAGAGAATATAATAGGCTCAATTATGATATTACTGTCTTTAAGATTGTCTATAACCACATCCCCGATACCTGTTGCGTCTATATATATCTTACGGGCATTCCTATAATTATATTCGCCTACAATTTTACTTTGCTGTTCTCCCCAAGGTACTTTATTATGTCGCATAACGTTTTTAATTGTATAACATTCTGGGCATATAGTAACTAATACAGTATAATCTACCTTTTTAGCTAAGTCACATCCGATTATTGTATTACACCCACAGGTACATGGCTTTCCATCAAAACAATTACTTACTGTCTGAAATACCTGATTATCTGAGGCAATAAACTCAGCAAGAACCTCTTGTCTAAATGTTAATGAGGGTAGTGAATTCCTCATATCTTCTATATCAGCCTCTTTTATATATGGATTTTTATATGTTGGCCAAGAAAACGATTTGGTATTTGTAATAGCTTCGTTCTTACCAGCTATATATAACTCATAAAAGAATCCTCGGCTTCCTTGTGGTGTTGATATAGCAAGCAAATCACCAGATTTATCCATTAGTGTCGGTTTTAATACATTGTTATATATATCGTCAGACACAAAAGCCGCCTCATCGATAATCAAATAATCGAAATAATATCCACGAATAGCATCTGGGTTTTCTGCTGTTAGAAAATATACTTTATGCCCATCTATATTTATTGTATATGGGGAAGTGCTTGTGATTTTACACATACCGGTTGATATAAGGTCTCTTGCAATTATTTTGAATGTATCTATACCACGCTTTGAATTTTGGTATGTTGGTGCCACCCATCCAATTTGTAATTTATTATCTCCCTTATGCCGTTTTATCTTCTGTAGCATTTCAAATACAGCTAGAAAAGTTTTGCCAGCTCTACGCCCACAACATACTGCCTTATAACGACTTGTACATTTATGTACTTCTATTTGCTCCTTATATGGGCTATAATATAATGTTACATTTAGCTGTTTGGCTGTTTCTATCTTAGCTTCTTTCTTCGCTATATCAAATTCCTCTTTTTTCTTATCCTTTTTTCTCTGTACAGTGGTTATATGTTTTGGTATATTAGCATCACTTACCTTTGTTTTGGGCCTACCAGTTGATTTACCAGACGGCTTTTGTGTAGATTTCAAAGGTGCATTCTCGCATTCTATACAAAGGCTTTTATATCCGGATAAATATCTACTGTCTTTGGAGAATTGAGACAGGTCTAATTCCTGCTTACATATATGACACTTAGCCTTTGCTTCCATTACGTCCACTACTTCCACGGGTCATCTCCCCAATTTAAGTTGATGGTTATATCATTATCTTTCTTCTCTTCCCATCCCATTAGACTATTAAGTGTTTTTATAATATTAACCGCATCGGCGTCTTTAGCACTACTAAGCCGAACCATTAGTTCTTTTATTACCTGTTCTTTTGTAATAAAACTTTCTTTCTGGTATTTGGCTAATAGATTATTATAATATTGCCGACCAGCCTCAGTAGCCAGTAATCGGGATATATATTTAACACCATCCTCTACAAATCCGGCCAATTGTACAGCCTTGCTAGAGGAATACCCTATACTATAATTCTCTAAAATGCGCATATTAATAGGAGATAGAAGGTTATTTGTCCTTATTTCTACATCGTCAAATGCTACTACATCATTAGTATCTACAACCGTATCTAGTACTTTCTTATCTATGGTTTTATTTATATTTTTACTTAATTTTTTTGATATTCTTGTCATGCCTGTTTGCCCCATTTAGATTCAATATATACTCTTAATTCGGAGTCTTCTAATAAAAGCTCACGAAGATTAGCTAATCTAGTTTTTTGTTTTATTAAAGGTACTGTGCCTTCGTCATATCGCTTCTTCTGCGATGCAATTAAATTAGACCGTTTAACACAGTCCATTATTTTATTACCATATATACGACCATCATTATAATCAGTATCATTTATATATACGTCTGGTATAGAATTATGTGCATATGTATCTAATATAGTTCCATCACAATAATCTATATTATCTCCGTTCTTATCGCTTCTATACATATCTATTGTAACGTTTTTACACATTTTATATATAAGCTGTAATGGGGTTCCTTTTGATTTATCGAATGTTAGAAGTAACTTATATAAATTCATAGACATTCTGGATATGGCCTCTGCTTCATCATGTGTATTTTTAGCAAATGATATAAACAGAGTCATGCAGCAATCTAATACCTCGTCTAATTCTATCTCTGAATTGCAATACTTTACGCATATAGGACTAATCGTATCGGCCTTTTTGGGAGATTTAAGGGATTTATAGGGTTTGGTCGTTTGGGGTTTCATTGTTAGTTGGTTCTTGGGTATCTTCTGTATCATATGTTAATGATATTGCTGCGATAGTATTACTATTATATACATAGTTTGAATATAATTTCTTATATGCGGATGTAAATATACTTTGTAATATATTATATACAAATATAATGGATGCTACATGGACTATTTCTGTTATTATTATAGTAAACATTACTTTACCTCCAAATTAATTAGTCCATTTTTCATAGATTTCTCTAATTCATAACATTCTTTGGATTTAGCTAATATATCCCTACATATCATATCGTACTTCCCGCCCAACATAAAATACTTTTCGGACGTTAACTGCTTCGTTTCTTTCTTTTCTTTCATCTCTTTCATCTCTTTCATCATATCATCTCCTTATATATATACTTAGTCAAAATGCCCAAATTCTACCTAATTTATCACCAGTTATATAATTTATCTTTTATTTTAACTATTTTTTCTCTTGACTCTACCGTTCTGGTGATATATTTAGGATGTTGTTTTATAGATTCTATTATAGACCGCAATCTTTCTTTGTTCGCTTCGACTCCATAGTAGCTAGTAGCAACTTTGCTACGCGCTGTTCTTGATATAGAACTATTTAGTGCTTTCTCTACTGCACCGAATATATCCTCATTATAACTTTTAGATTTCATTGCTCCATCACAGAAATATGATGGTCTACATTCTATACCCTGCCCTAAACAGTTAGTAATGACCTCGTAGCCAGTTCCAAACTTATTCGCTACTGGTATTGTACCACACATTGCGGCCTCACATAGGGGCAGTCCAAAGCCTTCTGAATGGCTTGGTACTACCATTACATCTGATGCATTATATACCGACCGCATATATTCGACATTATATTCACTTGACTTATATAGTAATGGATTAGCGAATACGATTCTATCTGTTGGTATATTCATATTTTTTAGGAATTTGTTTATATTCAAACCCTTTGAAGTATTACCTCCTATATCAGTATGCAGATATAGATAATCGTCGGCATGCACCTTCTGCCAATTATTCCAGAATAAAAGAAGTTCTGGTAGATTTTTGCGCTCAGAACCCCCGTCTTCCAGATTAGCAGCTACAGTTGTGATTAAATTACCCTTTAATTCTAAACCGAAATAATTATTAAACGTCTGTCTAGCTTTCGCCTTGTCTATTACATAATAGTCATTTTCGTCTGTAATAAGGGGCATATATGAGACTAATTGGTGGTCTTCTATAATCATACTGCCATTATATTCCTTTGTTCGTAGATTATTTAATTCCTTTTCTGCATATTTGCTAACTGCTAATATATTATCAACAATTTTCATGGCATTATAATTGGCTGATAGATACGGTTCTGCGTCCAACATGACTAAGGATAACACTGGATATCTCTTTTGTGGTGTTTGGAACGCGAATAAATCAAAGAATGTAACCATGCAATCAAAATTCTCTTTTAGTTCTACTATATCTAATCCAGCTAATCTATTATTACCATCTATTCTTATCGGATATATTTTTACCGATTTATCTTTATACACATATTCGGATACATGTTCTGCATGACCGAATACCGAATATATACATACCTGATATCCCATATCTAATAACATATGGGTTAATGTTCTTGTCCCTTGCCCATATCCTGTTGATATCTGTGGGGATACTGATGCTATACATACTTTTAAGGCGGAATTTGACATTATACATTACCTCTATTCAATAAATCTTCTAATCTTGTGATATTTTCCTTGTTTCTTTTTATCTGTTCTGTTATCATGTTGATGCGCAATTTGTTTATTTCGCTGACAATAAGGTCTATTTCTTCCTTATGTATACTATAATAATAGTATATATCCTGTAATGTAATGATTAAATCTGTTTGGTCTGGTGTAGTTGCTATATTTGCTATATTAGCTTTGTCGTGTTTCAATCTCATTGCACACACCATTAATTGTTCGTGGGTTAAATCTTTCATTTGTCTCCTTATATTATCTCAGCATTGTTATATTATTCTTAATGTGACGCTCGCACTTATATAACAGCCTATATGTGTATCCGATATACTCTCTTCCGCCAACCTTATTTATGAAATCTTGTCTATGCCCATCGGTTACTGTGCAGGAATCACATAGAAACATTCTGTTATGTATTTCTAATGGAAATATA